GAAATTGTAGTTGCAACGCGCAGCAATTTGAAGCCTTACAAAGAAGATATAACGATTCATTTTGAGGACCGCGAAAACATCGTAGTAAAGCGCGATCAGCTGCGCAAATCAATTGGCGTATGGTTTGGCAAAGGTTCAAATACGGCGTTTGCTGGACCGCGTGCAAACCGAGCAGGGAAAAGACCATTGAAACGAAAGGTGAGAGATAACGCTGATGGCTGGTTTGCTCACATCGTCGACATGGGCGCCCGTCCAGCTACGATGCGCAAAGGCGGAAAGAAAGGCGGTAAAGGCGTCATAATGAACACGCCGATGAAGGGTAAAGTTTCACAAGGATTAATGCAAGGCCAACCAAGTGCGCGAAGAAAGCAAGTTGAATTGTACCGTAAGGAATTTGAAAGATTTATGCGATGATTGTAGGAAAAGCGATATACCACCTTTTGACGAATGCAACTGCAATAACCGACATCGTTGGCACGCGGATTTATCCAGAAGTTGCCCAACAAGACGGCGACTTGCCTTATATCGTTTACAACATAACCAACAACGAACCGAGTGACACGAAGCCAGAGCCTTCGAAACTGGACACGGCGGGCGTAGAGGTCAATTGTTACGCGACCAGTTACAGCCAGGCCATCGACATCGCGGTAGCCGTTCGCGGCGCTTTAGATCGCGTCAAAGGCACGTATAACGGCGTCAACGTCCAGAGCATCCAGTATATCAACGAAGTCATCGACTTTGACGAACCGCAACGGGCGTACAACATAAGCGCGGATTATGAAGTACGCATAAGCCGCACGGATTTTGAAATCGCCCAGGGTTCTCCAGTGACGGGCACGCAGCTCGGTCAATTGTCCGATGTCAACGTTTCCAGTTTAGCGGAAGGGCAAATCTTGAAATACGACGTGAGTGAGTCGGAATGGGTTAACGCTTCGTTGCCGATTTTAACTACGGGCGGATTGACTACTTCAGAGGTAGGCGGATTTTTTATTATCGGCCTGAGTTCAAACCCATCGTTTGACAGCATTACAAGCAACGGCGATTTAACCGTAAGCGGCGACATTTTGTTAGCGGGCGGAACTACAAAGCTGATTCGGCCTTTGGACGTAGCGCAAGCCGCTGGACCGCTTACGATTCAAAGCAACGGAGATTTGGTAATTGAGCTGGATCAAGATGACAATGAACCGTACAAAGCTTTCATAGTAAAGAACGGCGGCGACGCTGAGGTATTCAAGGTAGACGAGGAAGGCAACGTAACGGTAAATCAAGAATACGTTTTACCATCGTCTGACGGCGGTACGGATTACTTTCTCAAAACTGACGGCAGCGGGCAGTTGTACTTTGCTACGCTTTACGGCACAAGCGGCAATACAGGCGCATCGCCACCGCCTGCTGTTGATACGCTGGTGGAGCTGCTCGATACGGATATTTCCAATTTACAGGATAATCAAATCATACGCTACGATTCGGCAAGCGGCAAATGGCTGAACGAGGATTTTCAGGCGTTGCCTGCTGGAGGCACTACGGGTCAGGCGCTTGTAAAGGCGAGCGGTACGGATTATGATGTTCAGTGGGCTGACATTGCGATCGACGTGCAGTACCATCAGCGGTACGATACGGAAGCGGCTGCGCTACGTTCAGGCGCTACGGAAACGGTCGAACTGTACTATACGGCGCAGGCGGACGGCGACGGTTTGAGCGAATCGGCATCGAGCGACACGCCGAGCGCGGGGAATGTGATTCGGCGGAAGTTGTGGTATGCAGAGAAAGCGCAGGCCGACCCCGACACGTATGCCGATTGGACGCAGTTTACGGCCATCGCCGACGATACGACATATGCAAACGCGAAGGCGGCTTTACTTGCTTACCTGAAGGAACGCACGGGCGGGACGGTTCCGATTAGTTTAAAAATGACGTGGGAGGAGGTAGCGGAAGCGACGTTATTACTTGACACATACACAGGCGCATCGGCGGCTTATTCGCTGCGCAAACTTCGCACGGCTTACACAGGCGATGCCATCAACGTATGGAATGGCACGAGTTACGCTGACATCGGATTTGACGGAAGCGGTGAACTTGACACGACGGCCTTGGCTGCGCATTGCGGAAGTAACGACGGGTTCGTTTCGGTTTGGTACGACCAATCGGGAAACAGCAACGACGCCACGCAAACGGTTACGAGTTCAATGCCGAAGATTTACGACGGGACGACGCAGGCATTAGTGACGGAGAACGGGAAGCCCGCAATGAGTTTTGATAGCACTGATGACAAAATGACGTCGAGTTTCGCAAGTGCGTCTAATTACAGTGTCTTTCACGTTTTTGCACAAACTCAAATCGCAGCGAGTGGAAACTTATTTAGCTTAATTGATTACGGCACAAGCGGCTCAAAAAGCGGCCTTCAAGTTCGCAACAGTAAATACAGTGTACGGCCAGAATTTATAGATTTTGACACTCAAGATTTAAATCAAAATTTGATTGAAATTACCCACAACAACGGTCAATTTGATGCATACAAAAATGCTACAAATATTCGCAGCGCTTCGGTAACATTAATTGCGGCTGATGGCGTTACAATTAACAATTTAATAGGTAGCACGAGGTACGTTGGTGCGAAATGGCAAGAACTGATTTTTTATCCTACTGAGCAAAGCGGTAACCGCACCGACATCGAGGACAATATAAACACCTTCTATTCAATCTACTGATGAACGGATATATCATCGTACTTCCAACCGCCACGCAGACAAGCGAAGCACGGGCAAAGCAAATCACGCGAGAACTCTACAACATCTCGCGTCCCGTTCTCATTCAGGCAGAAGGCGAAAAGGCGTCAACCGTCTTTGGAATCGTTACGCACCCTGACGGAATCCAAAACGCTTTGCAGGTGGATACCGAGTACCTCATCCACGTCCACGAAGCGGCGACGCTCGAAAAGCTGACGGCGTGTTTTCCTGAACTCACGAACGATGAACGCTACCAGCTCAGCGCATACGTGCAGACGAATCACCGTTTCCCGTTTGGGCACATCATTCCAAGCACGACGACCGTGCGCGATTACGACTATATGAAAGCAGCAGGCTGGTTCACCGATGAAGATATTTAAGACCGTCGCGCTGTTTGCTTTGGCAATCGTAGCCGTGCCAATCGGGTTTGTGTACGGTATCGTGGTCGCCATCGTTCACGTCATCACGTACCCACGGACGGCAGGGCGCGAGCTGTACGAAGCCTTCCGACAACTAAGCAAAATCGTCAGCGTCATGGCGGCGGAAATGCTTAACGCGGTCTTGATCCACAAAAGCGGCATCGCCTTTGGAACGCATACCGTAAGCGCGACGCTGGGCGCCAACTACCGAGAAAGCACGCTGAAGCCGCTGGGCGAATGGTTACGCGCTACGCTCGACAGTATCGAAGCAAGGCACTGCACGACGGCAGCAGAACGCGCAGGAATTTGACAAATACAAATTGAGTAAATTGCAGCCATGAAGGTAACGATTCAAAAGACCTACAACAAAGACGGCTGGCATTGGTCAGCTGGAACCATTGTAGACGTATCCAATAAATTCGCTGAAAAGCTGAAAAAAGGCGGATACCTGGATAAGCCCGAAAAGAAAGAAACTAAAGAAAAATCTAAGAAATAATGGCTCAGACAGAAGGCATAATCAATTCAAGTAATATCCGTGTTTTTTTGGGAACGACGGACGACAGCGAAGTAGTACTCGATAACATCACGGAATGCAGCATTTCAGTCAGCACAGATATGCGCGACATCACCACCAAAACAAGCAATGGCTGGCGCACGCTGTTGCCAGGTTTGAAATCGGCAAGCTTGAGCGTTTCTGGACTCTTTCAAGAAAACGCAACCAACGGTTACAACGAACTGGTTACCCATCAATTATCAAATACTAAAGTGTTTGTTCTTTATACAAACGTTGACAACGCCACTGGAGCAGCAAACACAGGCGACGAGCAGTTCAATTTTGAAGGATACATCACCAGCCTTGAGCAAACCGCAGGCGTTGAGGACAATGTTGGTTATTCAATGACAATTGAAATTAGTGGTGCAGTTGTACGCGAGGTAATTGCGTAATAACTTTACCGCATGATTGAAATTAAGCTTGACGGCAAGACGTACCCCATGCGTGCAACGATGCGCGCGTGGAAAAAGTTCGAAGAGGCAACTGGTAAAAAGGTTGCACAAGTAGACAGCGAGGACATCACAGCCATTCCAGAACTGATATTTTATTTCGTTCAGGAAGGTTGCAAAAGCCAGGGCATGGCGTTTGAGATGGACGTTGACGACTTTTTGGGCATGATTGAAGTAGGTGATTTACCTGCTTTGTCAGAAGCGGTACAGAAGGCGATGGGTACTCAAAAAAAAACGAGAACCAAGGCAAGCCGTTGAGCTGGGACGAAATAGAAGAAATGGGGCTGGGTCAATTGCGACTTAGCCCCGTTTTGCTTTATGATCTGACGTTTCCAGAATTCAGCAACGCCATGCGAGGGCACTACAAAGAAATCGAGGAACGCGAAAAAGCGGAATGGGAGCGCACCAGGTGGCTGGCTACCATTACCGTCAACCCACACGTAAAAAAGCGACTGACGCCAAAGGACTTGGCGACGTTCCCCTGGGAGAAGAAAGAGAAGGCCGCCGACGGATTAAGTATCTTGCGGTCATTAGCAAAGTAACGATATGGCAAAGCTTGGCGATTTAGTTGTAAGGATTGGCGCAAATACGCAGGACTTTAATGCGAAACTTGGAACGCTAAAAAGTCAGATACGCAAGGACACAAAAAACATAGCGGCGATGGGCCGCAATT